ATATGAAAGATATCTTCCGCCCTGAATACTACCTTCGTATTATCATCTTTCCGCAGTTTATAGACGATACGCCCGTTTTCCCGCTCTACTTCCATCTTGGATGGACTCAACGGCCACAATTCCACCACATCGGCTACTTCATTTCGTTTTATAAGGGAATAATGATTCCCCCATAGCAGGATGTGCTGTTGCGCCGTTTCCCGCCATATGAAGCTCGTCATTTCGGGATTGGCCTGATTATGCAGAACATTATAAAGCGGATGGTTCTTTGCCCGTGCCTTATTACTACCTGTACGTTTGTATAGTATAAGCGGAAGGCTTGCCAGTGTCCCGGCGATTATGGTTGTAGCATTCCATACGGCCGATAAGTTTAGCGCCGTAGTCTCTGTGACTTTCACACCGGAAAACGTCGGCTTGCCGGCTACGGCCTCATCCATCATGCGGTCGAGGTCATTTAACGATATGCCAACCTTACCGCGAAATACTACATTTGATAAAACGCGCACCCGGTCCCGAAGAGATAGGGGAATTTCCATAATTTCTCCCATCGGGGCGGTTCATTCCGTAGACCCAAGGTTATAATAAATTATACACTATTTCCCAATGCTTGTCTATACAAAAAAAGCGGGGGCCTCCCCCGCTCCGCTCCGCGTTGATGGGTTTCTCAACTGCCTTGGCTCGCTCAACAACCATGGGTTCCTCTCATTATATGGCTCGCTCTGACTGGCTGGGTTTCTCCACCAGGCTGGCTCGCTCTTTGTAATTGGGTTTCTCAATGTAATTGGCTCGCTCGTCGGGTGTGGGTTTCTCTTGAGGCATGGCTCGCTCTTTTTTAATGGGTTTCTCAACAATGATGGCACTCATCATTATGCGATGTGTTTCTTCCCCAGATATTCCTCTTGATACGGTGGCCTTACTTCCAGCCCTTCCAGTGTCCGCCATGCTACATACAAATCCCGCAGGAACATCTTTACCATGTACCGGTTCGCCGCCCGCGCGCGATGGCCTTCCTTCTCGTCCTTCCAAGGCTTGCCGGTATATTGATGTGCATTCTCCTCGACGTCCAGACGGCCGGGTCCCAGGTCTTTTCTACGATCTACGGGCACGTGCATCGGGTAATAGTAATTGATGGCGTATGGACTCTGTGATTTCAGAAACGACGGTCCGAGTTTACCGCAGAGCTGTGTTCGCAACCATCCGTTAAAAGGCGACAAGAATCCCGGCGTCTTTCGATCCCCGCGTACAAGCTCGTGACTGCGATAGACGACCTTTTTCTTTCCCTTTCTATCCTCAATCTCGCGGATGTAATCGCCCATCTCCGGTTCGTACTTCGCCTTGTCCACCACCTTCATTCCCCGGACCATCCCAGGATTTAGGCCGGCGAATTGCCACATCTTGCTTACCGTTGTTGCCTTCTCAATGTCGAAGCTCGTAAGTATTACGGCGGCGTACATTGTACCACAACCCTTGACCGTGGACAGCCACTCGGCCCAAAGCGGGTAAGTCTTCACTTCCCGCTCGATTTCTTTGGCTATCTCGTCTTCGCTTTTCTGTAGCTCTTTCACGCGCTCTTCCAATCCATCGATAAAACCGCCCTTTCGAAGACGATCTTCCTTCGGCCCGGATATCCCCCGGTCATATGCCGATACGCGCAATTGTAGGGCTATTCTCGCACGCTGAACATCGAAATAGCTTCGGACACACGCATTCAGAATTCCGTCTCCGTTCATGCCGCCGCCTCCTCATACAGTTCGATGATCCGCGCAAACAGACTACCGATCCGCACGTCATTCACATCAACGGCGTCCGCTTCCATCGCTCGTATGATCTGGGCAAGCAGGACTCCTATATCGAGTCCAGACCCCGATCCGGCATTGTATTCTTCCTGCTCGGTGGTTATCTTTTTCCCGCCGAATTGCCTCATGCTTCCTTTCAGGGCGATCTTTTCCCCGCCTGGACCCTCGGCTATCCGTTCCGCCAGTTTCTCGTACTTCTCTTCGGTTATGCCAAGAGCTTTCATTATCCGATCTTTGTCAGCATTCAGCTCCACGAGCATGACTATCGCGCGCACCCGGTCCCAAGTCGTGAGTTTGTAACCCTGGATAGCGTTCATATGTACGGCGTCGCAAACCATGTCCTGCTTGGTATCATAGGTCCGCAATTCCGCCGCGATCTTGGCTTCCTCGCCGTAGATCGACCGCACTGCTTCTACCCGGTGCCAACCGTCAATGACTTTCATGGTTTTCTCGTCGAGGATGATGGGCGGTAGCGTCGCGCCGGATCGTAGCGCCTCTTTCAGAATGGCGACATTTCCTGCTGATACTTTATGTCTCGGATAGATTGTCTCGTCAATGATAATTTTCGCGAGGGGAATGTTCTGCTTTTTCACGTCCTGCTCCTTCGCCTACTTTGTAGGCCAGCCTATTTAATAGGCCATGTATTTTCCTTCCCTATTTTCCTTCTCTATGTTGTCCGGCGTTAACCTCCTATCGAAAAGAATCGCTCTGACGTTGTGGGTTTCTCAATCACACTGGCTCGCTCTTCCCGCCTGGGTTTCTCACGCAGTGTGGCCCGCTCGGTTTACGTGGGTTTCTCACGGCCTTTGGCTCGCTCTTGATGTATGGGTTTCTCGAACAACGTGGCTCGCTCTCGAATAATGGGTTTCTCCAGTACGTTGGCTCGCTCTTGATGATTGGGTTTCTCTATTTCCCTGGCTATCATATAGTTATAGTATAGTCCGTATTTCCTAAAAGTCAACCCCTATATCAATATCAAATCATGGTCATCGTAAACGCTTCCCGTTGGTTCATGTACATTACATCGCGCAATCGCCATAATCGTAGCGACAATAGCATCTATTTTTTCCTTTGATGATTTTTTATCAGGCGCAACGTTTTCTCTGGCATCCATCGTTACCGTCAAAGAATCGGCACACCATCTCAACAATGGATTGCCGCCATGTATAAGTTTTCCTGTCAATACAATTTCCAGCAATGCTTTAAGCGGTTCGTTCATCGATCCCCAGCCCTGGCGGAATTCAAGTGCTTCATAACCTTCCCATTGTAGTTTTTGTATAAATTCTGAGGCATTCCACGGGTCTACTGCTATTTCCGCGATGCTATAATCTTTTGAATATTCATTAATCCTGGCTCTGATAAATTCATAATCTGTTACGTCTCCGGGCGTGCCAATTAAAAAACCCTGTTCTTGCCATGTCTTGTAATGCACGCGCCCCCGTCTGAATTCTATTTCAATTCTTTCTTGTGGCAACCATGCCTCAGAAATTACGTGATAAAACCCCTCACTGTCTTTGTGTACCATAGCAAGTGCGGTTAAATCATATTTTGTAGCCAGGTCTATACCAACATAAAATGTTTTCCCCTTGAGCGCTTCCTTATCCAATGGCCTATCACAAGCATCCCATTTTCTCATTGGAATAAACCTTATCTCTTGAGCAGTCCATTGATTCAAATACAATTGTCTAAATGTATTTTCATATTCCGGCTGCGTCTTGGCTTGTTCACATGCCGTCCTTATTTCATCTATATTGCGGAAGGGCTTCTCTCCATTAAGCGCAGGATTACATATCCGCCATGTTTTTTCATCCGTCCAATCCGCATCATCAGGAGCAGAATATATTATCGGATAAAATGAAGGATCTTCTACAATTCCATTTTTAACTTTCAATGCATATTCGTGCATTTTGCCGCAAATACTTTCTTTATCATGGCCCGCCGTCGTAATTGCAAATACAAGCGGTTGCCTTCTCGTTCCTCCACTTGTAACCAGAGCATCCCATAAATGTCTATTGGGTTGCGTATGAAGTTCGTCAAAAATAATAGCCGAAGCATTCAACCCGTGCTGCCTCGGAGCATCCGCAGACAATACACGATAGATGCTATTTTTTTCATCAAAAAAAATCTCTTTTTCTCTCCTGTATATTCTACATTTATTTTTTAAATATGGTTGTAGATTTATCATTGCCGCAGCAACATCGAATACATTTGATGCTTGTTTTATATTTCCAGCGGCACCATATACTTCTGCGCCAAATTCCCCATCGGCAAATAACATATATAATGCGATGGCAGCCGCTAATTCGCTCTTGCCATTTTTTCTCGGAATCTCAATATATACCGTTCGATATTGTCTGGTCCCATCTTCTTTTAATGTACCAAAAATATCGACCAACCAATCTCTCTGCCAGGGCATCAACTTGAACGGGATGTTTGCCCAGGGTGATTTGGTGTGTTTAAGCCAAGTTTCAATAAAATCAATTATCAATGGCTTTACTACTTGACGGCTTTCAGCACTTCGTTCCATTCTGTTTCCTTCTTGTTAATAGGTCGTCCCAATGGCATTTCCATTCCTAGCTCTAACATTCTCCATGCCTGCAAAAACCTTGAACATGCCTCTTTTTCAATTTGTAGGGCCGGATTCGGCCTCATATATCCGCTTTCAGTCTTATATGTCAGTCCCGTTTCATCTATCACTTTTCTCGCCTCTGATAAACGATCATATGCCTCAAGCGCCGTTTTTAAAACCACAAGCCTACCCTTCTCAAGGTCATTGTCTTTCAAAATAGTGCGCCAAATGGTTTTTGCTTCTTTTGATAGGTGTTTTGGCGGATTATTGGCCATAACAACAAATTTTCTCCTTCGGGGCTAAAATCAATGAAATCATTCATTATCCATGGTGAAG